ACATGCATCCTTAAGCTCATCCTGTTTAGGTTTAAAGATGTGTGCTTTAGCACCAAACAATTCAGCTACTTGGTTTGCTGCCGTTTTACCTGGCTCATCGTTATCAAAGCAGATAGTGATACGATCAAAGCTATCAAGGTATTCATAGCTTGCACGACAATCCTTTAGTGCAGCCTGTGCTCCGTTGCGTACTGACACTACTGGAAACCTAGACCCTGTTAGCTGATATGCTGCAAGTGCGTCAAACTCACCCTCAGTAATCGTAATAGCCTTGCCACCTGGAGTAAACTTGTTCTGTCCGAACAGAGTAGCATGCTTCCAATCACCCTGAATACTGAATGATTTCTCTGCTACACTTCTTACCTTAGCTGCAATTACCTTGCCTGTTGCATCGCAATAGGGAAAGTAGTAATTCTTACCATCAGAACCTGCCCCATAATGGTGCATAGTAGCTGCTGATATACCACGTTCTACAACGTGTACTGCTTCTGTGTTTTTAAATACCTCTAGCACTGGTTTATAGCCCTCTGGTTGCGTTTGTTTAAAGGAGGTGATACCTAGCCCTTCCAAGTCTTCTATCGTGGCTCTAGGAGCTTTCTCGTGAGTGTGACATACATAACAGAACGTATGCCCATCATCGAATAAAGCATTCCCATCTGAAGACCCACATTTCTGACACTCAATATGCTTTAGGAATGCTGAGTCATTCTTCATAAGACATCTCCATCTGCTTAACTTCTCTGTTGCAATTCTCTGCAAGCATTTCATAGATATCAATCATCACTCTGTCTACACCATGCTGTTTGACATAATCAACTATGTCACATAGCGTGAAATGATAGTGTGCTTCTTGGTCGTGTTTAAAGCAACTCATCTTCTTAGTTCCTATATAGAAAACATAAATATATAATAACAACTTAAGACTACTTAATACTACTTAGTAGATAGTATACCACAGTTTTGAATAGTCTGTCAATCATAATTTTCATGATCATAGTCTTCTGTTGTCTGTTCTTCGTCACCATCGTAGAGGTCATATCGCTCTTCTGATATTAGGTCTTCCTTGATTGTGCTATAACACTTGTTGCACATATCCAGGTAGTCTCCTGTCGTTACACTCTTACGTGTAGATTCAAAGTCACTTAGTATTTTATCACAACAATAGCATCTCATACAATCCCCTGTCTTAAAATTTTATAAGCCCAATTGAACTTATTGTCTGCGTTCTTACGTTTAAATACCTTAACTGTCTCTATCCTAAAGCATTTGTCGATAGCTGCAAATCCAATCGCTTCGTCCTTATTACTAAATATTCTAATAACCCCTACTTCATCACTAATCTTATACAGTTTAGTCATTAAGTAATCCTCCCCATTGTTGTGCCATTGCATCTGCGATACCCTGGAATGTCTTATTACGCATCTTCTCCCTTTCTTTTGGAGGTAGACAAGAGCTATCATAATACCATTGACTCATGCGTTTACCAGACTTAGCAACCCACACAGTACCCTTATCTACTACATTAGTAGGTACTAACTTAGGTAGATTCTTTAGCCACAAGCACGTAGCCTTAGTGACACTGTGTCCATACTCCCAAGGGTTTACAATCTGATCAGGTTTTCTCCACTTGCTGCTCATAATCCCAATAGGATTCTCAATAGCGTACCTAGGAATATTTGAATTAGCTAGTGCCATAAAGAAATCTATACCTTCTTGCTGCCGTCCGTCTGCAATCTTCTTAGCAAAGTGCCTTGCACCTGATACTGCTAGGTGTGTGCATGGAGGGTGAGCAATCATCAAATCCCACCCCTCATTCATAATAGCCAAGACATTCCCTTGATAGTGGTTTCCAGGGGTATCACTAGGCTCTAAATCACAAGACCATGCATCATGCCCTAGTTTAGTAAAGGCATCCCTTACAGTCCCACTAAATTCACAAGCTACTAATACTTTCATAATCTACCCTCCAGATAACCCATCATAACATGCATTGTGAAATAAAACAAGGCAAACAATAATAAATATGCAACCATTTTATCTTCATTCATTCTTTTATTCCTATAAAGTATGCACAAATTAGTAGCAAGATAACCACAGTCCAATAGCCATTCATTAGTCATCGTCTCCATAATCCTTGACATCTCCGTTAGCTTCTTGATCCCAATATCCGTTTAGATATTCTGTCTCTTGCTCCTTAGTAAACTCTTTACGGATAGTTATAGGACGTTGGTAATACGCATCTGCACTACCTAGATCATACGGGCTGCCATATTCTTTATTCATCATTGTCTTCTCCCTCGTTATCTTCATCTGTCTCTTCATCATACTCTGATTCATCAAAGTCTTCATCTTCAGGTTCGTAGTAGCCATCATTATAATAGCCGTCACTGTATCGATTCATAGTCTAATTCCTCCTCGCATCCGTTAGTAAACTCTTCACCCTCTACCATCTGCCAATGACCTGACATATCCCAAGCTTTATCTATTGCACTTGCTTCATCAATAGCTTCGATTGTAAATTCTTTAGCATAATACTCTACTCTTGATAATGATACTTTAAATGTTTTCATTTTCCACACTCCTCTTCATGGTTAGTCATAGAATCTATTTCATCTTTAGTATACACCACAAACCATTTACCATCAATCTCTAAGCATGCATTAGAATACATTTCAGCCTCTATATAAGTACTAAACCATTCGCCATTACAACAATAATTATTCATTTCAGTCTACCTTAAAAAAGTATTTAACATAAGACCTGGGATTCGGCTTTTGATTATCGTACCATACTCCATCAATCAAAGCAAGTGCATGCCTAGATTTTATTACATAATACTTGCCCGTAGGATACATCTTAGCAAACTTAGCAAGCGAGAGTTTTAATTTCGTAGGCATCTGCCAATTGTTGATAGCCTTCTCTGGAGTACCCTGTTTAAGTACGTTTAAAGCCGTTGTGATCATGCGAACGCTGCTACCCTTACCCCCTACCCTACCATGATCCGAAAACGTCTTATAGACCTCATAATAGGGTTTATTGAGCACGATTGACATTGCATTAAGAGCACAATTATTTCTATCCGTACTAGTAATATCTGCTAACTGTTTAACGTATTCCATTTTATAGTGCTCCCGTTTTAACTGTTCCAAAGGTTTAAGGTTTTATTTTCTTGAGATCTTTTATAGGCATTCTTACCCTCTGCAATGCCTTGCCCTGATATCTCCCTAATCCATCCCCATCCATGCCAGAATCCATTAGACAATTCTAGGGTGATACTATTCTCACCCCAATAAATCTCGATTAGATTTTCCCCGTTGTGCTCTGCCTCTCTGATCTTATCTAATACCTTTTTAGTAGATGGTTTTCTACCTTGAAATTCATATGCATATGACATAATTAAACCTCCTCCACTAATTCAATTTCACTATTCCCATAATCGCACCAATCCCAATCTAATGCATCCGATTCTAAAGCAATTCTCTCCGCCTCTTCTCTAGAGTTTGCCTTTACGTTTGCCACTAGATAAGTATATTGTCTAGTTACTATTCTATATTCATTCATTTTAATGCTCCTATTGTTTACTGTTTAACCGCTAGAATTTTAATTACCTTAGCCATCTTAACACCATGCGACTTATAGGCTATCAATGGCACGTCTTTATTGTAGCATGATCTGCACCCGTTGCATTTTCCTTCATGCTCATATGCTCGGCAGATTGTAGCATTGCTTGGCAATTGAGACTCTTCACTAAATATGGTACTAGTGGTAAACCCTGGAATTGCTGCACCCTCTACACTATCGCTAGAGAATCTCACCACTACATTATCAAGAGCTTGCATTTTAGCTATCACAGAATGGAATTTTTTAAATTTATGCATTCTAGTAGGAATCCAAAATTTTACCCATGTAGCTCTAGTGCATAGCTCTAGAATTTTCTCGGCTAACTCTAGAGAATACATATCTCCGCTATCAAAGAATCTGAAATATCTAGAGCTATCAAGAGCGATAAGCATATCTTCTACCCATTCAGATCTCTGCCAATCTTCTCTATTGTGAATCCTAGGAGCTTTTACATTCGGATAGTTATAATTGCCCGTAGTGGCATAGCATCCCTTGCATGCATCTACTAATGAGCCGTCTTTATTCTTACTTGCAGGGCAAGTCTCTAGAGCTTGCAGAGACCATGAGAGAATGCCATCTAGCTTACTTGTTTTCGATAGTTTGATCATGATTGATATTCCTTATAGATAACGTTGATGGATATAGATATCTGCTTCTAATGGCATCTGCCTTTTTGTAACTGTTCCACCCCATCCATACTTAGACGGGCTTTTATCAGAATATGGCAGAATAGGTTTACGATATTTTACAGTCACAATAGGGAGCTTTTTAGCACCTCTAGATTTTAATACTTTACGCTTTAATGCTACACCCTTTTTAAGTGATTCTAGAGAGCCAATATCTTGCTTATCGTCTAGCTTGATAGTGCATAGATATGATGTAGATTTTGCATTCTTTTTATATGGCATGGTAAGACTCCTTATTTAACTATTTCAGATGTAAGAATTAAATTATCCTTACTTGTATTGTTTTCGCTGATACATTGTAGAGCGTTTTCTCTGCTCTCGAATGCTCCTAATACTTCGCTTGTATCTTCATTTATTACAATCCATACTAATAGCATAATAAGACTCCTTATAGATAGAAAACTACTTGAATGACTAACAGAATTATAGCCGATATTGTGATACATGTATTTAATAAACTCTTCATTCTTATGCTCCTTGTTGTTGATTCATACCTTATCTTAACGGATTAAATTCAAATAAGTATACATAGGACAAACCCTAATACTTAAGTAATTGATTTATAAGGATTTAATACCCTGGCAGCTTGTAGGGTTATTATTGCATGGTGTTTATTCTCATTAAATTATCAGCTCATTAGATCTCAGCTCTGCTTATCTGGAATGCTTAATATTTAGGCAATCATCTATATGATCTATATCAGTCATATGATCTATATGGTCTAAGTTATTTAGTGTCTAAGTGATGGCTCTAGGTAGTGTCTAGGTAGTCTGTCTAGGTGGTGTCTAAATAGTCTCTTATAGGGTGGTTTACATCCTCTTACACTTGCACAATAAACTCAATAATTCTATTTAATTCTTTTTAGTTTGACGGGGGAGGGGGTTAATTGATTTAATTTATTAATCAGATGGCTCTCAAACTCACGAGAAGGTAAATTAAGTTGCTTAAAAAATAGGCATAATACTGCTTAAATATTAGGCAGTAGGTCTATACAATATGTTCAATGAAATCAATGACTTAGTATAACTACTCAGCAGTACAACTAAACTATCAATAAAGGGGACAGAGTCAATATAGAAAAGACACTGCGGAATACGTGCAAGCTTGTCTCTCCAGACCCGCAGAAGTAGACTACTCCAGGGAACTAATTAAAAATAAAGCTTGACAAATTTAATAAGTTATGGTATAATAGTTGTACTAAGAAGAAGACTAAGTCGAAAAAAACAAAAAGAAATAAAAACAGAGTAAGACAACTTAAGACTACTTAGTACTAAGTAGTGTGTAGTTTATTATTTTTGTTGGTACTTATAGGTATCAATTTGTCTTAGTATTTTATACCTAAAGGTATCAATTTGTTCTCTGCGTTAGCAGGTAAAGAAAAGGTTTAAATGTCTGATGATGTCTCTTTTAAAGAGTTGTTGTTGTCTTCCCCCACAGTCCCACGTAGGAGGGGTCGTCCTCCTAAGTCACTTGTGGAGAGCAAGAAGAAGAGAAACAAAGTAGGAAGACCTTTAGGCGATGCAGGAAGAATACAAGAATTCAAAGCAAGGTTATTATCTACTTCGGGTACAAAGGTTATTGATACTGTACTTAGAAAAGCTTTGGATGATTCTGACAAAGACCAAGTAGCATGTCTTAAAATGTGTCTTGATAGAATGTTACCTACATCTCTATTTGAAAAAGATGCTAAAGGACAACGTAATGCAGTAACGATTAATATTACTGGATTAGGTGAAACTAAGGTTGAAGCAGTAGAAGAAATAGAAGCTGAGATAGTCGACTATAACGAAATAAAGGAAGAACAATAATGGCAACTAAGAAACCATCCCCTGGTCTAGTAAAAAAATTAGCAAAAGAATACCCTAAAGGTGTAATGATTCAAGATGCTAAACTTCCTAAAGGTGCAGTAGTAGCTACAAAAAAGAAATCAACAAACTTAAAAGCTAAGTAATTGAATTTAAGCTTTGAGTTACTACCTTGGCAAAAAGAAGTATTCCAAGATACTACTAGATTTAAAGTTATTGTTGCTGGACGACGATGTGGTAAATCTAGATTATCTGCTGTGGCATTATTAGTCGAAGGACTACGTTGCCCACAAGGTAGTGCTGTAATGTATGTTGCGCCAACCCAGGGTCAAGCTCGTCAGATTATCTGGGATGTATTAATGGATTTAGGTAGAGATGTTATTCAAAGCAGTCATGTGAATAATATGGATATAACCTTAATCAATGGAGCAAAGATATATGTACGAGGCTCTGATAGACCTGACACCTTGCGTGGTGTTAGTCTTACTTTTTTGGTACTGGACGAAGTAGCTGATATTAAGAGTGAAACCTGGGAGAAGGTCTTACGTGCCTCACTTTCTGATAAAAAGGGGAACGCTCTTTTCATTGGGACACCAAAGGGTCGTAACTGGTTCTACGAGATGTATAACCTTGGTAAGACAGAAGATGATCCTGAATGGAAGAGCTGGCACTTTACGACCAAGGATAATCCGCTTATCGATCCGCAAGAGATTGAAGGGGCTAAAAAGACGCTTAGTAGCTTCTCGTTTAAGCAGGAATACGAAGCCTCCTTTGATAACGCAGGAACAGACCTATTCAAAGAACAATGGATTAGGTTTGGTGAAGAACCAGATGATGGTGTCTACTACATAGCAATCGACTTAGCTGGCTTTACTAACGTAAACTACAGCAGCACAAGACAAAAGAAATTAGATGAATCAGCAATCGCAGTAGTAAAAGTTACTGATGATGGTGTTTGGTTTGTAAAGAAGATTGAGCATGGACGTTGGGATGTTAAGGATGCTGCTGCACGTATCCTAAAGAACATCAAGGAGTTTAAACCAATGGGTGTAGGGATGGAGCGAGGCACAGTTAGAAACGCTGTGTTGCCCTATCTAAGCGATCTGATGCGATCTAACAACATATACGCTTCTGTGCAAGACTTAACGCATGGTGGTAAACAAAAGACTGAACGTGTTGTCTGGGCATTACAGGGACGATTCGAGCATGGTAAAGTAATCCTGAATGAGGATGAAGATTGGAAAGAGTTCCAAGACCAGCTACTGATGTTCCCTACCAGTCAAGTGCATGATGACTTGGTTGATGCATTAAGTTACATAGATCAACTTGCAGTAACATCATACTTTGAAGATGAAGGTAATGATGGTGTTGAACCCCTTGACTTTATATCAGGATACTAATGGATATTAGAAAACTAGACAACTGCCCTATTGCATTGCAAAGCAATACAGTAAATATTAAACATCACTTAGAAGCAATTGCAGAGCATGGTCTAGGTCCTGCAGATCCTTTAGATAAAAACAGTTCTTTCTGGCAAGACAAAGCAGTATTGTGGGGTATCTCTGAAGGAGATGCTCGTGGTCGTTTATGTAATAACTGTGAGTATTATTTTGATACTCCTCAAATTAGAAACTGTATTGAAGATGGTCCTGCTAAGGATCTTAAAGCTTCTGCACTACCTTTAATTCCACCTTGGGCTGATATTGAAAAGCAACCTATTGGCTACTGCGAGAAGTGGGATATCACTTGTTCTCCTATTCGTACCTGTGATGAACAAGAAATTTATCAAAGAGAAGATACTCCTCAAGAAGAAGATATGCAAGAACCTACTAATGTTTTTGATTCTTCTATTATTGAATACTCTGATTTAACTAAATCCTCATTGGAAGACTAAATATGGCAACTAAGAAGATGGAGCAATTTGAAGAAACTCCAGTAACAGATGCAGATCAAGACCTAATTGAGTTTGTAAGTACACATTGTACTGAGTGGAGAAACAATAGAGACGTTAATTACCTTAAGACTTGGGAAGAATATGAGCGTATGTTCCGTGGTATTTGGGACTTAGCTGATCAGAGTCGTGATTCAGAGCGTAGTCGTTTAGTAACTCCAGCATTACAACAAGCTATTGAAGCTAAGCAAGCTGAAATTGCTGAAGCAGTCTTTGGTCGTGGAGATTTCTTTGATATCGCTGATGATGTGCAAGATCAAGACCCTGCAGATATTGAACTAGTACGTCGTCAAATGCACGAAGACTTCCAGTTTAGTCGTGTTAAGAAGTCTATTGATGATATTATTCTCTTAGCTGAGATGTATGGTACTGGTATTGGCGAGATTGTAATAGAAGAGAAGACAGTTATGTCTCCTGATACGCAACCTATTCCAGGAAGTGGTATGGCAGCTATTGGTGTACAAGAAAAAAAGCAATTTATGGTGGCTATTAATCCTATTAATCCACGTAACTTTCTCATTGATCCTAATGCTACCACAGTTGAAACATCTTTAGGTGTAGCAATTGAAGAATATATGTCTTACTATACCATTATTCAAGGTATGGAAAAGGGAATCTATCGTAAAGTTAATGTAGTTCCTGGATATGGCTCTACTAGACTAGAAGAAACACAAGAACCAGTACCTTCACGTAGCGATAAACTACAAGTTATTCGTTACTATGGTCTTGTTCCTCGTGATATGCTTGAAGGATTAGAAGCATCAGAAACTACTGTAGAGTTATTCCCAGAAGAGTCTGTGGCTGACCACTACTCTGACATGGTTGAAGCTGTAGTTGTTATTGCAGACAATCAATATCTCCTTAAAGCTGAGCCTTCTCCTTATATGATGAAGGACCGTCCTATTGTTTCCTATCAAGCAGACTCAATGCCAGGTCGTTTCTGGGGTCGAGGGACTGCTGAGAAGGGCTACAATATGCAGAAAGCTATTGATGCTCAGATCCGTAGTCACTTAGATTCTTTAGCACTAACTACTGCACCAATGATGGCTATGGATGCTACACGTTTACCTCGTGGTGCTAAGTATGAAGTACGTCCAGGTAAGAACCTTTTGGTTAACGGTAATCCTAATGAGATTATGATGCCATTTAAGTTTGGCACTACAGATCCTGCTAATTTTGCTACAGCACAGAACTTTCAACAAATGCTCTTAGCTGCTACTGGTACTCTAGATAGTTCATCTATGCCAGGTCAAGTAGCTGGTGGTGAAGCTTCAGGTGCTGGTATGTCTATGGCTCTGTCTGGTTTGATGAAGAAGAACAAACGTGCTCTCATTAACTTTCAAGAAGACTTCCTAATCCCATTCATCCGTAAGGCTGCTTGGAGATTTATGCAGTTTGATCCTGAGCGTTACCCAGTAAAAGACTTTAAGTTTGTTCCTTTATCTACAATGGGAATGGTTGCTCGTGAATATGAACAACAACAGTTAGTTGGCTTAATGCAAACCCTTGGACCTACAAGTCCTATTACTCCAGTCTTGCTACAGGGCATTATTCAGTCCTCAAGTCTGTCTAATAGAGATACTATTATTGGACAACTACAGCAAATGAGTCAGCCTGACCCAATGCAAGAACAAGTACAACAGTTACAAATGGCTACTGCACAGGCTACGCTTCAGAAAACTCAAGCTGAAGCTGCCTTGGCTATGGCTAATGCACAGAAAGCAGGTGCTCAAGCTCAAGCCGTTCCTGCTGAAACGCAAGCTAAACTGCTATCTGCAGCGTCTAAGAACACTTCTGATCCTATGTCAAAAGAGTTTGAGAATCGTATGAAATTAGCTGATAAACTGATTAAAGTAGAAGATATCAAGTCAAATGAGCGTATTGCTGAGATGCAAATGAATAGAAAAGTACAAAATATTGCTTGACTTTTAAGCAAAACTATGTTATAATATTAATACACTAACACACATTTACTCCCTTGTCAAGGAAAAAGTTAAATGAATAAAGAATTACAACAGTACTATGAGAATAGATTTGGAATGATGGCTACCCAAGGGTGGGCTGATCTAGTCGAAGACATAGAACTAATGATTAAAAGTACAGATACCATACGTGGTACAGATACAGAGCAACAACTCTGGTTCAAGAAGGGCGAACTGTCCATCATGAACTGGATTAAGACTTTAAGAGAATCAAGTAGCGAAGTCTACGAACAACTTCAGGATGAAACTGAAGATGCCTAGAAGACTATTTGATTTTGAATGCAAGAATTCACATAATACTGAAGCCTTCGTCGATGTTGACATAAAAGAAGTTCAGTGTAGTGAGTGTGGCGACAAGGCAAGTCGCATCATCTCCCCTACTGGGATCTATTTAGAACCTTTTAGTGGGCTTTTTCCATCTGCTTCAGATAGATGGGAGAGGGTGAGAGCTGAGAAGCTGGCACAGGAGAGGAAAACAAATGCTAATCACGGTTCGTAAATGGCAACTCTTGACCACCGAATCATTTTAATGTCCTAAAATCGCAATGCGACAGGAGTAATACATGGCTGAAATAATTGAAGTGCAAGAAGACCAAGGTAATTTTGATAGTCTTCAACCTGCTACACAACCTGAACCTACTGAACAAGTAGAAACTTCAGATAACTTAGCAACTGAACCAGATGTTCCCGAAAAGTATAAGGGTAAATCCTTAGATCAAATCGTGAAGATGCATCAAGAAGCTGAGAAGCTTATTGGTCGTCAGGCTCAAGAGGTTGGAGAAAGTCGTAAGTTACTCGATGAGTATATCAAGCAACAACTCAATAGTACAAAGACCGACTTACAGCCAAGTAAACAACAAGAGATTGATTGGTTTGAAGATCCTGTAAAAGCAGTGAATCAGGCAGTGGAGAATAACCCAATTTTCAAACAGTTGCAAGAACAGCAAGCACAACAACTAAAGCAAGCTGCCTTATCAACTATTGAAAAATCACATCCTGATTTTGTAAGTATTGCTCAATCTGAAGATTTTACTCAATGGGTAAAAGATTCTAAGATTCGTATGCAATTATTTGCTCAGGCTAATGACTACGACGTAGATGCAGCGATGGAACTCTTAGGGACTTACAAGTCTATAAAGGGTATCCAAGAACAGAAGTCTCAAAAGACTGATGTAACGCTGCAGAAAGCTGAAGTCGAAGCAAGAACAAAGACGCTTAAAGCTGCTGGAGTCCAACAAGGTGGCTCAGGGGAAATGTCCAAACCTATTTATCGTCGTGTCGATTTAATTCGTTTAAGAATGCAAGACCCAGAGCGTTATAATGCACTGCAAGATGATATCATGCAAGCTTATAATGAGGGTCGTGTAAAATAACATTACAATTTTAGGAGATTTAAAATGGCTTTAGGCACAAATCATCAAACGATCACTACTGCGGATAAGTTTATCCCAGAGATTTGGTCAGACGAAGTAGTTGCAACATACAAAAAGAATCTAGTTCTCGCTAACCTTATCAAGAAGATTGCTTTCAAAGGTAAGAAGGGCGACACACTACATATTCCAAAACCAGGTCGTGGCTCTGCTAACGCAAAAGCTGCTTCTACTCAAGTAACATTAAACACAGACACAGCTACTGAAGTTAACGTAGTTATTGATCAGCATTGGGAATATTCAATCTTGATCGAAGACATCGTTGAAGCTCAGGCTTTGGCTTCTATGCGTCAGTTCTACACTGATGACGCTGGCTATGCTCTTGCTCGTCAAGTTGATAGCACATTGATCCAGTTGGGTCGTGGTGTTCAAGGTGGTGGCGGTACTGCTGCTTATAGCGGTGCTTACATTGGTTCTAATGGTACAACTGCATATGTTGCAGCTTCTAACAACGAAGCAGCTATCACTGACGCAGCTATCCGTCGTTCTATCCAGCGTTTGGATGACAATGATGTTCCAATGGATGGTCGCTTCTTGATCGTTCCTCCATCAACACGTAACACTTTGATGGGCTTGGCTCGTTACACTGAGCAAGCTTTCGTAGGTGAAGCTGGTGGTCAGAACACAATTCGTAACGGTGAAATTGGTAACTTGTACGGTGTTCCAGTATTTGTTTCCAGCAACGCTGATACAACTTCTGGTTCTGGTGCTGCTCGTATTTGCTTGCTAGGTCATCGTGACTTCGCAGTATTAGCTGAGCAAATGGCTGTTCGTTCACAAACTCAGTACAAGCAAGAGTACCTCGGTACATTGTTCACTGCTGATACACTCTTTGGTACTAAAGAGTTGCGTGACGGTTCTGCTGTTGCACTCGCTGTTCCAGCTTAAGTAATAGATTTACTCTGCCCTGGTAGAAACTGCTGGGGCAGTTTACTTAAGTGCTCTACTTAGAGCTTTTAAATAAACTGTAGGAGATACTAAATGGCATTATTCAAATGCATTCAAACTGAAAATATAACTGAGTTCCTTAACGAGCATGATATTGTTCAGATGAGATCACATCCAAGTTACGAAGAAGTTAAAGAAGAAACTAAACCTGCAACAAAACCTAAGAAAACTGTAGCACAATCTGAGGAAGTTTAAATGGGCATCTATCGTGGTCCTGGTGGTACTGGTGACGCTACGCAAGATGCTTCATCCCAGGCAGTTATCACAATTCAAGCTAAAGATGCTGCACTAGCTGCTCAGGCTGCTGCAGAAACTTCTGCTACTAACGCATCGACAAGTGCATCTAATGCTTCTACGTCAGCAACTTCTGCTTCTTCATCTGCATCATCGGCTACTACTTCTGCAAGCAATGCCTCAACATCAGCTACCAACGCAGCTAGTTCCGCTTCTTCAGCTTCAACATCAGCTTCAACAGCTACTACTCAAGCAGGTATAGCCACAACAAAAGCAAGTGAAGCAAGCACATCTGCTACCAACGCATCTACTTCTGCATCTACTGCAACTACTCAGGCAACTAATGCGTCTAATTCAGCAAGTGCAGCAAGCACTTCAGCAACTAATGCTTCAAACAGTGCGACTTCTGCAGCCACATCTGCAACCAATGCAAGCAACTCAGCTACATCCGCTTCAGGATCAGCTACTACAGCAACTACTCAAGCCTCTAATGCCAGCACTAGTGCATCTAATGCAGCATCCTCTGCATCAAGTGCGTCTACCTCAGCTAGTACGGCTACTACTCAAGCAGGAATAGCTACTACTCAGGCTTCTAACGCTTCCTCTTCAGCATCTGCCGCATCTACTTCTGCAACTAATGCATCAAATTCAGCCACAAACGCTGCTACTTCAGCCACAAACTCTGCTAGTTCCGCCACTTCTTCTGCATCTTCTGCAACAGCTTCTGCTGCTGCTCGTGATGCTGCTTTAGCTGCTTTAGATAGTTTTGATGATAGATACTTAGGAACTAAAACATCAGATCCTACATTAGATAACGATGGTAATGCTTTAGTTTCTGGTGCTTTGTATTTTAATACTACTACTAATAGTATGAATGTATATGATGGCTCTCTTTGGTTAGCTGCTTATGCTTCATTATCTGGTGCTTTACTTGCAACTAATAATTTATCTGATTTAAACAATACAGCAACTGCACGTACTAATTTAGGTTTAGGAACTGCAGCAACAACAGCATCTTCTGCATATGCTACTGCAGCACAAGGAACTAAAGCAGATTCAGCATTACAACCTGCAACTATTGGTTCTACAGTTCAAGCATGGGATGGTGATTTAGATGCTATTGGAGCTATTTCAGGAACATCTGGATTACTAAAGAAAACTGCTGCTAATACTTGGTCATTAGATACTAATACTTATTTAACTTCTGCAGTTACTTCAGTTACAGGAACTTCTCCTGTTGTGTCATCAGGTGGTAACACTCCAGCAATAAGTATTCCTGCAGCAACTACTTCTGTAAATGGATATTTAACATCTGCAGATTGGACAACTTTTAATGGTAAACAAGCAGCTCTAGTTAGTGGTACAAATATTAAGACTGTAAACAGTACAAGTGTTTTAGGGTCTGGAGATGTTTCTGTAGGTGTGACAAGTGTTACAGGAACTGCACCAGTAGTTTCAAGTGGTGGTGCAACACCAGCTATCTCAATGGCTGCAGCTAACACAACAACTAATGGTTATTTAACAAGTACTGATTGGAATACCTTTAACGGTAAACAAGCTGCAGGTTCTTATGTGACTGTTGGAGGTGCTTTAGGTACACCTTCTAGTGGTACACTAACAAACTGTACTTTCCCTACACTTAATCAAAACACTACAGGTACAGCAGCTAACGTAACTGGTACTGTGGTAGTAGCTAACGGAGGTACAGGTTCAACAACCCTTACTGCTAATAACGTATTATTAGGTAATGGAACTTCAGCACTACAAGCTGTTGCTCCTGGAACATCAGGTAACGTATTAACTTCTAATGGTACAACTTGGACAAGTGCAACACCTGCAGGAGGTGGTTTTAGTGGGGCAACAACCAATGCAATAGGTTCTTCTGCGATTACGCTTACAAGTTCGTCTACTCAATATCAAGTAACGCAAATTACTAGCCTTGCAAACTGCATTGTCAATTTGCCAAACGCAACAACTTTAACAGTTAAAGGTTTTGCACCTTATGTTATTGAAAACCGAAATCCTTGTGGTGGTAATTTATCCATTAAAGATGCTAGTGGTACAGTAATAGGTTATATTCCTATTGGATATATTGGTCTTGTTGCTTTAAAAGACAATTCAACTTCTGCTGGTTCTTGGACAGTTGAAAAAGTCCAACCACAAACATTTTTGAATTGGGATACAGCCAGTTATTCGCTTAACACCCAAACTGGTACTACATTTTATGGAATGGTTGGTTTAACTTCTACTTTATTTGTGCGTTTTAGATTTAGTAGAACAGGTGGTGCTGGTGCTTATACTACTGTTGTTTATTCACAAGCGTGTTCTATTTCAGGAAGCACAATTACTTTTGGTACAACAGTTAGTTTTAACTTTTATACTACAAGTGGTCCTAATTATGCAGAAAATATTTATCAATTCCAAGCAATTAGATTATCAAATACTGCTTATGTATTAAAAATTGGCGGTGTGAATGTGGTTGGTTGTACTAGAACTGCAAGCAATAATTTTAGAGTTTGCACAGTTTCAGGTACAACTATTACACAAGGTTCATCATCTAATGGTGGTTTACCCCAAACTGCTGATGGTGCTAATGGTTATGCGGCTGATGCCGCCTCTGTTAATGGTGTTATTACAAGATTGTCTGATACTTCTTTTGCTCTTATTTACAATTCAGCTTGTTCAGATACTTATATTTCACCTTATGGTTATTCAGGTTCTTTAGCGGCACAAATTGTTACAGTTAGTGGAACAACGCTAACGATTGGAACTGCCGTAAACTTAGGCACAAGCACTTATTCACAGCCTACTTCAATAGTTGCACTATCTTCTACTTCTTTGTTTGTTGCTTACGGTCAATCTGCATCTGCTGGGGCAACAACAGGTAGAAGCAAAATGAATGTGGTTTCTGTTTCGGGAACAACTCCTACATGGGGAACTTCAGTCAGTATTGAAGCGGCTGATACTATTAATTATTTAAACACATGGGCTTTAATTGATGGAGCAGTAGCACCATCTTCATCGCAAGTAGTATTTTGTACTGGTTACAACACTTCCGAAGGAACTGTATCAGGAACTACACCAACTTATGATTCAAGCCCTTATGGTAGTGCAATAGCACCTTTATTTTTATCAACATCATCAAAAGCATGGTCACCTAGTCGTATATATTTGAATATTCAAACTGGCGGTTTTGTAACAACAACAAACGCTATTGATTTAATACAAATTAACACCCCTTATTCAGCAACACCGCAATCACCATTAGGGGCGCAACCAACTACATCCTTTGTTGGTGCTGATAACCAATATGTTATGCTAGGAAACACATTATGAACTTGATTATTAATAATGCAACTAATATTGTTTGGACACAAACTGATAGTGAAATTACACAAGCAAACGGTAATTATCAAATTAATGGCATCAATGTAGGTATTTCTGTTTCTGAAAATAGTGTTGTTGAAAATGCTAATGCTTGTACATTTCAATTTTTCTTTCCTGAAACATTTACTTATGTTGCTGGTGTTTGGGCTATTGGCAATCAAGATTTTTACAATCAACAAATGTCAGTATTAAATACTCAAGAAGGTGACAAAGTACGAGTAAAGCGTGATGCTTTATTAAATGCAACCGATTGGACACAAATTCCAAATAATCCATTAACTGCTGAAGTTCAACAACAATTTGTTGTTTATCGTCAAGCGTTGCGTAATGTTACTTTGCAAGCTGGTTTTCCATTTAATGTTGTTTTGCCTACACCGCCAGTAATTACAGCCGCAGTCCAGCCTGAAACAACTGGTACACAAACTTTAGGTGCTTAATATGTTGATAGGAGTTGCACCTAAACATAGTTTTACCTATGGCGGATCGCATATTAACATTTATCATGCAAACAAAGGCGAGGGGATATCTATGCACAATCATAAATATTCTCACGCTACTGCTTGTTTACATGGTTCATGCAAATACACTTCAAATAATAAAGTTTTGATTGCAGACAAAAACACTACACCAGTAAATTTAGGCGCTGGCTCAAACCACGAAATTGAAGCATTAGAAGATGGAACTATATTTATGAATGTTTTTGCTGAAGGAAAATATTAAAGTGACAGATATGAACGAAAGAATAGCTGTGTTAGAAGCTGAAGTAGAAAAGTTACAAGCCAGCCAGAAAGAGATACTAGACTGTATTCATGCTGTGCGTGATGAGATGATGCGTTATAAAGGTTTCTTAGGTGGAGTAGCTTTCTTAGCTTCTGGTATTGGTATATTCTTAACAGTCTTCAAAGACTGGATTTTAAAACATTTCTAAGGCTACTATGTTTGGTAAATTAATTGCATTACTACTTCTCTCAAGAGATACTGCTCACAGACAACACTGGGCTACTCTAAGTTTCTCACAGCATAAGACACTCAATGAGTTTTATGACAGTATCCTTGAACTCACAGATAGTTTGATGGAGAAATATCAGGGACGAAATGGTCGTGTAGAAGTTCCTACCTTGGAAGAGAAAGATACTTATTCTAAAGATCCTTCTGTAGTTCTTAAGAAGCATTTAGATTGGATTGAGAAAACTAGGTATGAAGTAGTCCCTGAAACTGATACAGCCCTACAAAACATCATTGATGAGATCGTAGGACAATATCTTGAAACCCTGTATTTACTAACACTGGAGTAATAAAACATTATGAGTACATTTCAATTAGATCCTAACGGAGTAGCTAATGGAGTTCCTGCTTTAGGAACAACACAAGTATTTACTGTTACAACTTCTAGCGTAGCTTCAACAGCTTTTGGTGCAAATACCACCATGATTCGTATTGCTGGTTCTTTAGGACACTGTCATTTTGCAATTGGAACAGCTCCTACTGCATCTATCACAACTAGTCCTATGTGTCCTGCTAATACAGTTACTTTTGTTAAAGTAAATCCAGGAGATAAAATTGCTGTTATTAAAGACGCAACTGTAGCAACTTCTACATTCTCTGTAACTGAACTTATCTAAGGAATAATTATGAAAGAAACTAAGAAACAATCCGCTAAGATTGGTAAAGTAATGCACGAGTACAAAGCTGGTACTTTGAATACTGGTTCTAAGACTGGTCCTATTGTTAAGTCTCGTAAGCAAGCAGTAGCTATTGCTATGTCCCAGGCTGGCATGACCAAGAAGAAAAAGAAATGAAGCCAGGACTTTATTCTAATATCGCTGCAAAGCGTAAAAGGATAGCTGAAGGCTCAGGAGAGAAGATGCGTAAACCTGGTACTAAAGGTGCTCCAACTGCTAAAGATTTTAAAGAATCTGCTAAGACTGCAAAGAAGAAATAATGGTTAAGAAAGTATATCAAAATCCTGAAGGTGGATTAAATCAGAAGGGTAGAGACTACTACAATAAGACTACTGGATCTAAGTTAAAGCCACCAGTATCTGCTAAGGAAGCTGCTGCATCTCCAAAGGCTGCAGGTAGACGTAAGAGCTTCTGTGCTCGTATGGAAGGTGTTAAAGGTCCTATGAAGGACGAAAAGGGCAGACCGACAAGGAAAGCTTTAGCATTAAAGAAGTGGGATTGTAAATAATCCTTGACTTTTATTTAAAAATATGATATAATATTAGGAACTTATGGCATCCCCTACCTATCTAGAACTAGTAAATGATGTACTGATTAGGCTTCGTGAGAACGAAGTTACTTCAGTATCTGATACTGCCTACTCAAAGCTCATTGGTAAGTATGTTAATGATGCCAAAAGACAGGTTGAAGACTCTTATAACTGGAACGCTCTTTCAAACACTCTATCAGCAACAACAACTGCTGAAATTTTTAACTATGTATTAGTTGGATCTGGACAACGCTTTCGTGTTATAGATGTTATTAATGATACTTCTGCTGATTATGTAAAAGTCAGGTCTACTTTAGACATGGACAATTTATATTTACTTTCTCCTGCTGATAGAGGTGCTCCAAGATATTATAACTTTAACGGTACTAATTCTAATGGAGATACTCAGGTAGATGTATATCCTATTCCTGATGGTGTGTATAATCTAAGATTTAACATCATTAAACCACAACTACCTTTGTCTTCTAACTCTACTCAATTACTAGTTCCTTCTGAGCCAGTCATCTTTGGTGCTGTAGCTCGTGCTGTTGCTGAACGTGGAGAAGACGGTGGTATTGGTTCTAGTGAAATGTACGCTATGTATACTCAATCTTTAGGTGATGCTATTGCTCTTGAGAGTGGTCGTTATCTTGAAGAAGATTCTTGGATTGCACCTTAATGGCTGAAGCTCTAGTAACAGGATCGATTCAAGCACCAGGGTTTTCTGGATTAAACACTCAGGATGCCTCAGTACAACTAACTAGTGGATATGCATTAGAAGCGTTTAACTGTGTCATTGATAAGTATGGTCGTATCGGTGCTCGTAAAGGTTGGACTAAAGTAAACACAACAGCAATTTCTTCTACACCTGCGGTAAGAACAGTATTTGAGTTTGTTAAGTCTGACGGTAATGTAATATTCACTTGTGCGGGCAATAAAGTATATACAGGTACTACTACATTAACTGCGGTTATTAATGGTACAGTGGTCGATGCTGCTGGTACAGGAACAACAGCAATTACTATTACTGATGATAACTGGCAGATTGCTAGTATGCCTTATAACAACAGTGGAAATACTTCTGCTCATGCAATATTTGCACAAGCTGGTCATCCGCTATTAGTTTATCATAAGCTTGGTAATTCGTCACACAATCATACTGGATCGTATGGTTTTCAAAGACTAGGTGATGTTGGTACTTTACCTACTGGATTCTCAGTGACAGATTTTACACCTAACTGTGCATTAACAGCTTATGGTCGTTTATGGGTTGCTAATATCTCAGGTAACAATCAAACTGTTTATTTTAGTGATTTACAAAATCCAGCTAACTTTACTACAGGTACTTCAGGTTACTTAGATATTAGTACTGTTATTCCTACTGGAGATGGTATTGTAGCACTAGCAGCACATAATGGTTTCTTGATTATCTTCTGTAGTCGCAGCATTCTTATCTATTCAAACCCTAAAGATCCTTCAACAATGGCATTGCAAGATGTTATTAAAGGTGTTGGCTGTATTGCTCGTGACTCTGTTGTATCTGTATTTGGTTCAGATATCATGTTCTTATCTGAGACTGGTGTACAGTCTCTTGGTCGTTTGATTCAAGAGAAGTCAATGCCACTGCGTGATGTGTCTAAGAATGTACGTGATGATCTTATTTCTAACGTAGCCACAGAAACTTTAAAGAATATTAAAGCAGTATACTTTGCAACAGACGCTTTTTATTTATTATCTTTACCTTCTACTGGGTTTACATATTGCTTTGATACTCGTGGTATGCTAGAAAATGGTGCAGCAAGAACAACAATATGGAAGAGCATTAATCCTACTGCGTTTCATGTAACAGAAGATAGAAAAATGTATGTTGGTCAGCCTGGCTACATTGGTAACTATACAGGCTATCAAGACAATGCAACTAGTTATCGTTGGTCTTACTATACCAACTACTTTGATTTTGAACAACCAACAGCAATTAAGATTCTTAAGAAATTAGGAATGGTTGTTATTGGCGGAGGAAGTCAAGTTGTTGCTATTAAATGGGGTTTTGATTACACTAATAACTACAACAGTAGTACACTTACTTTAAAGCCTGTGACTGTTGCAGAATACGGCATTGCAGAATATGGTATTGCAGAATATGCTAATGGTATTGCTCTCGATACATTAAAGTTTAATGCTTTAGGATCAGGACGAGTATTACAGATTGGATTTGAATCAGACATTAACGGATCTCCTCTGTCTGTTCAAAAAGTAGACGTAGCAATTAAAACAGGTAAAAATATTTAAGGATTACATATGTCAGATTATTCAAAGTCAACTAATTTTACCTCTAAGGATACTCTTCCTACTGGTAACGCAGGAAAGATTGTTAAAGGTACTGAGTTAGATACTGAGTTCACAGCTATTTCTTCTGCTATTGCATCTAAGGCAGACATATCTAGTCCTGCTTTATTAGGTACACCTACTTCTCCTACAGCAACTTCAGGTACTAACACAACACAGATTGCTAGTACTGCATTTGTTAAAGCAGCTATCGACACACTGGCTTTAGGTAACATGTCTACACAAGCAAAGACTGCAGTAGATATTACTGGCGGTACTATTGTTGGAATCACTGACTTAATTGTAGCTGATGGAGGCACTGGTGCTTCTTCTATTACTGCTAATAGTGTTATTCTTGGTAATGGTACTTCTGCTTTATCAGGTAACTTAGTAGCACCTGGTACATCAGGTAATGTACTTAAATCTAACGGTACTACATGGACTTCTGCTGCTGCTGCTGTAACTTCTGGTTTAGGACATAATGGAGAAACATGGCACGACGTATCTGGAAGTCGTTCTAAAAATACAACTTACACTAATAGTTATTCATATCCTATTATGGTTGAAGCTTGCTTTAGTAACTCTAATTCTTATGCTGTTAATAATGATTTAGTTGTTGGAGGAGTTACTGTATCAAGATTTAGATGCGATACAACTAATGGTCAAACAGCAGGAACTGTCAGTGGAGTTGTTCCTCCTGGTGTAACTTATTCAATAACTTCCCCAGCTATAACTACTTATGTTTGGGCTGAATTATATTAAGGATTTATTATGAAATTATTTAAAGATACAAATAATGAAATTTTTGCTTACGCTTCTGACGGATCACAAGATCATTTAATTGGTAATAAAGTTGCGGTTACACAAGAAGAAGCTAATCAATTAATTGCATCTAAACAACAAGCTGAATTTAATTCTTTAACTTATGTTGAAAAACGAATCATGTCTTATCCTCCTATTAGCAATTATATTGACGGTGTAGTTAAAGGAGATCAAGAACAGATTGATAAATATATTGCTGACTGCTTAGCTGTAAAAGCTCAATATCCAAAAGATTAATGGTTAAAGTACCAGTAGTTAATAGAGTTGACTACACAATGTACTTAGAACCCTATGCAGATATGCTGTGGTTTCATACAGATGTACATAAGTGGACACCAGAAGTAAAGAAAGAATATTTAAAAGATTTAGAAATGCTGCAGTATTTAGTATCAGTTCCTTTAGTAGCTTTAGTAAACATAGATAATGTAAAGTTAGCTAAGTTTCTTAACTCTATTAAATGGAATAAATTTAATAAGGTTACTTTTAATAATATAGAATACGATGTATTCACTAGGAGCAAATAATGGGCGGTTTAGTAAGTAGTATAGCTAACGTATTTACAGGAGCAGACAGCACTAGAGATGCAGGTGCAGCAGCAGCAGCTCAACAAGCTCAAGCAGCAAGAGACGCAGCAGCAGCAGCTCAGTTTAGACCTGTAGGAATGACCACTAGGTTTGGAACATCTCAGTTTACTCGTGAGGTTGATCCAGCTACTGGAATGCCTTACATTTCTTCCGCAGGATATACTGCTGCTCCTGAATTAGCTTCTCTTCAGAATCAATTGTTTGGTCAGTTTGGTGGAGGAGGTCAATATGCTATAGATCAAGCAAGACAACTTCAAGCTCTGTCTCCTGCTGCTCAGCAATTATTTGGTCTTGGTCAAGGATATTTAGCTACATCTCCTGAAGAAACTCGTGCTGAATACATGAGAACACAACAAGCTGCTTTAGCTCCAAGTCGTGAGCAACAACTAGCTAATGTGCGTAATCAATTATTTCAAACAGGTCGTACTGGTTTTGCTACTGGTGGAACTACTGCTGGTGCAATGGGTGCTTCTAATCCTGAACTACAAGCCTATTACAATGCTATTGCTCAGCAAGACTTAGGATTAGCTGCACAAGCTGAACAAGCTGCTCAACAACGTCAATCATTTGGTGCTGGTTTATTTGGTACTGGTGCTCAGTTACTTGGTACTCAAGCTTCTACAATGGCTGGTGCATACAATCCATTACAAACATTGTTAGGTACTTCAGGACAAGTAGAACAACTATCTCAGATGCCATATCAACTAGGTATTCAATTAGGTCAAGCACAACAACCAGGTCAAACTGCTGGTGCTGGTATGTATCAACAAGGTATGTCACAAGCTGCTCAGACTCAGTACGGAGCTACTCAGGCTGCTAACGCTGCCAATGCTGGATTCTGGAGTGGTCTAATGAGTGGTGGTGCTAGTGCATACGCTTCGTACAAACGATAAGGAATAATCATGGCTACTACAATGCTACAAAAAGGTTTACTTGGCTATGATCCAATGGAACTTAGAGCACAAGAACAAAAGCAATGGGCTACTTTATATGGTCAAGCAGGTTCTCCTTATGAGAAAATGGGTATTGCTTTAGGTCAACTAGGTGGTGCTCTATTTGGTGGTGAATCTGCGTCTAGTTCTAAAGCTAATGCTATTAATGAAGCTCTAGCTAAAGCAGGACAACAATATCAACAAGGCACTGCTGAATATTACAAAGCAGTTGCTGATTCTCTTCCTGCAGAATACACAGATAGCAAAGAGTTTGCTACTCAAAAGTATTTAGAAGTAAAAAAAGCAGAAACCACTGCATACACTGATGCTGTTAAAGCAATCAAAGATAATCCTGAACTTCTTCCTACATTTACAGACCCATTAAAGATTTCTTTGTTACAAAAAGCTACTAAGAATGGTTGGAATGAAGCTGATACTCCAATGCCACAGACACAAGATGAGATTAAATCTTTTGCTAAACAGTTTGGTTTAGATAAAGATCCTATGTATCGTCAATTAATGTCTATGACAATGGTAGCAGAGAAGGAAGCTAAAAAAGAAACACAACAAGAAGAGAGTCGTCTTCTTACTATGGATTCTATTCGCACTACTATTGCTAAGAATAAGAAAGAAATTGCAAAGATTGATACTGATAAGTTTGAAGCAGGTGCTCGTTGGAATGAAGAACGTAATTCTGCTATTGCACTCTTTGATGCTAACAAATTAGATCCACGTGTACCTCTTAAAGGCATTAACTTAGCTAATACTGAGTTAGTTAATGCTCAGCGTATTGCTCTTCGTGATCCTTGGACTGGTAAGTCTGGTGCAACTATTAAACAACCTGGAGAAACTACAGCTAGTAAAACTGTTCAACCTACGACTACTCCTATTCCTCTACCTGCTTTACAATCACAAGCAGTTATAGGTCAAGTATATCAGACTCAAAAAGGACCGATGCAGTGGGATGGTAGTAAGTTCAATCCAGTAGCTAAATAACATGGCAGATACCTTTTCATGGGATGAGGTAGCACCTAAAGCCTCATCTGTTACTGTATCTCCTACTTCTTCTGGTCTTAGTTGGGATCAAGTAGCTTCCCCTACAGTTGAACAAGTCAACGCTGCTGGTATGAAAGCAGTTGGCGAAGCTTTGCCTGAAGGAGTTAAAAAAGCTGCTGGAACTATAGCAGATGTAGCATCATACGGATGGAATCAATTACCTGAGAATGTACAGAAAGCTGGTCGTTCTACTGGTAACTTCTTACTAGACGCTATTGATGTTCTACAACGTCCGTTTCAAGCAGTAGTTACTTATGGTAAAGCCTTAGGCACAACTGAAGCATCTAAAACAGGTGCTCCCTTATGGGAGATATTGTCTACTGAGAATCTAGCTAAGGCACAACAAGCAGGTATCAAGGGTCTTAAAGGAGAAGAGAAGGCTTCTTTTCAAGAGGCACTGCCTGATCAATTTCGTAGAGAGAATCCAGTAAAGTCTATGCTTCTTGGTTTCATGGGTGATGTAATATTAGACCCATTAAAAGGTGAAGTAGTTGGTCCACTGTTTAAGACTGCTAAGAATGCTGCATCTACTGGTGCTGATTCTGTGGGCATTACTTCTCGTTTAGCAGATAATGAACTCTTTCGTGCATTCAATATCACAACAGGTGATACAGACAAAGCTAGAAAACTATACAACGAATACAGATACGCTGTAGATCAGGCTAGAGTTGAGACTATTGCTAATTCTAAATCAGTAAACAATCGTATTAAAGTATTGTCTAAAGAATCTGGTATTCCAGAGAATGAACTTAAAGCTAAGATATTCCAAGATGTGGAAACTGCTAGTTTAAGTGATGATGCTATTGGCGAATTAGAACAAAACATTGTAAATCAAAATAAAGCTAGATTAGAAGCACAACGTGCAGCAGGATTAGAAGTAGGCGATTTAGGTGAAACATACATGCCTCACATCGCTACTAAAGAAGCAGACAATGCTCTTAATCTAGAGAACATGAAGAAGTTATTTGGTTCTCGTCCTTCTGCTAAATCTCCACAAGCTTTAGGTCGTGAGATTGAAGGTACTGTAGCTGAGATAAATGCTAAGAACATGTATGGAACTACTAAGTTCTTCCAAGATGACCCTGCTATTGCTATGGGTGTAGCTGATTTTAATGCTGCTAAAGCTATTGCTGGTCGTAAGTTTTTAGACGATGCTACTCAGTTCGGTCTTAAAGAAGATGTAGCTCCTAAAAACTATGTAACAATTCCTGAAGTTTCTGGATTTAGATTTGAACCCTCTATTGCTAAACAATTAAATCGTTCATATCGTGCTATCTCTAGTCAAGATGAAGTTAATTCTTTTTTAAAAGTATATGATGGTGCTCAGAATTGGTGGAAGATGTGGTCACTAGGTGCTCGTCCAGCATATCATACAAAGAATACTATTGGTAACTTATGGAACAACTACTTAGGTGGAGTTACTACTCCTAAACCATATGGAGATGCTGCTGCATTTCAAGTAAAAGTAGCTAAAGGTAACTTAGAAGGTAAGATTGCTGGATACCCTACTAAAGAACTTTACGACTCTATGATGAAGCGTGGTATCTTTGGCGAAGGACAGTATGGTGGAGACATTACACGTAGATTAGAAGAACAAATTCAAGGTGCTTCTAAAAATCCTTTAACATTATCTACTAAGAACCCTATTCTACAGGGTGGATTTAAGATGGGTCAAACTATCGAAGACAATGCACGTATTGCTTTGTATATAGACCAACTAAACAAAGGTGCTTCATTCGATAAAGCTGCTGAACATGTACGCAAGTATTTATTTGACTATGGTGATGTGTCTCCATTTGAAAAGAATGTGGCTAAACGTATTCTTCCTTTCTATACATGGTCACGTAAGAATCTTCCATTGCAGTTAGAAGCCCTTGCTACTCAGCCAGATAAGATAAACAAAATTAATCTTGCTATCAATAACGTACAACAAGCTAATCAAGTACAACAGCCTGATTTAGCTCAAGTACCTAGCTACATTCGTGAACAAGCTCCTGTTTATGTTGGCTCTGATCAGCAAGCTGGTACAGTTACTGCAATTCCTTTAACTGGTTTGATTCCTACCTTTGATATTGCATCTATCACTAAATTTCTTAATACTGAGACAGCTCCTCAAGGTATTCAAAAAGGTAAACTTGGAGAAGCATTGTCTACTACAATGGGTGGTGTATCTCCATTAATAAAAGCTCCTTTAGAATACATAGCTAACTATGACTTCTTTCGTAAGAAGACTATTCAAGAGTTTGAAGGACAAACTGCAGATTTCATGGGTGTTCCTATGCCTGTTCATTTAGCTAAATTAGCTTCCAATATTATTATGCTTAATGAAATTGACAGAGCTAATCCTGGTTCTATCTTTGGTTCAAGAATGGTAGATCCTATTACTAAAGAAGTTACTACATTAAATAGTTTCTTTGGATTAGGAACTCCTCGTGAGAGCAGAACAGATCTTCCTGAAGAACAGCGTCTTACTCAATATCTAACTGGTATTCGTGTATTTGATATTGATATGAACCAGACTGAGCTACGTCAAGTAGAGACAATGAAGAAAGATATTGCTGCTATCAAGGCACGTATAAAACAATCACAGATAGCTGAGAAATCTAGAGAAGCTGATACTGCAGTACAAGCGTTAGATAGATTCTATCAAGACATTGAAGAATTTGAAAAGAAACGTGAAGAGCGTCTTAAGAAAGAAAGATAAGAATGATTTATGGCGGACCAATATGGATTAAACGAGGGAGTAAAGTCACTCACTAGTGGTCTTGATGCTAGTCGAGAAAGTGCAAAATCATTAACTAAACAAGTCGAAGCTATACAAAGAGATGCTGTAGATGTAGCTCAACAACAAGCTAGAGACAGAAAAACTGCTCAACGAGAAGCAGAGTTTAAAAAACAACAAGCAATATTTAAAGCATTAGAAGAATACAAGAAGCGTAAGTTAATAACAGACGAAGAGTTAAAACTCAAACAACAGTTTATTAAAACTTATGGTACTAAAGAATGGGAGTCTGTCTTGAAGATTAAGAATGAATTAGAAGCACTAGAGAAATTAAATCTTGAAGAGTTTCAGCACGATTTAAAAGCAGTAAGACGAGTACAGTTCTGGTGTTTCTTTGTAGCAGCGTTTATTGCATGGTATCTAACTTGGGGAATTAAATAATGTTAACACTTTTATCTACACTAATCTCATTCTTAATGGGTGGTGTTCCTAAACTTCTAGACTTCTTTCAGGATAAGTCTGATAAATCCCATGAGTTACAGATGGCTCAGATGCAAACAGAGCGTGAACTCAAAATGCTTGAAGCTGGTTATGTAGCACAAGCTAAGGTAGAAGACATTCGTACAGAGCAGATAGCTATACAGTCTGCTGAGAAGGAAAGAGAAGCCCTCTATGCTCATGATATAGCTATAGGCGAAGGAGCTGCTCAGTGGGTTATCAATGCTCGTGCATTCACTCGTAGCTTTATTACCTACGGCATGTTCTTTATGTTTATGTTTGTAGAAGTATTTGGTTTCTTGTATGCCTGGAAGACAGGGATTAACTTTGAAGTAGCTTTAGATGTGCTATGGGATAACGACACTCAGACAATCTGGGCTTCTGTTGTTTCATTCTGGTTTGGTACACAAGCATTTAAGAAATGAAAGTAAGTGACAAAGCTCTTGAAGTTATCCGTCATCATGAAGGTGTTAGGACAAAGCCTTATCAATGTCCTGCTCTTCTTTGGACTATTGGGGTTGGTCATGTTATTGATCCAAATCATGGGAAGATCCCATTAGCAGAACGTAAAGCGTTACCTATACCTGAAGGATGGAATAGGACAATAACGATGGAGGAAGTAGATGGAATTCTTAAGCGAGATCTTGCAAGCTTTGAACGAGGTGTCGAGCGATACTGTCCTGTTACACTTACACAAGGTCAGTTTGATGCTCTTGTCAGCTTCAGCTTCAATGTTGGTCTTGGAACACTACAGAGATCAACCCTCCGTCAGAAGGTTCTTCGTGGAGATATGGACGGTGCTGCAGAAGAGTTTCTCAAGTACACGATAGGTGGTGGTAAGGTACTGAAAGGACTCGTAAACCGTCGTAACGATGAACGAGCCCTCTTTAAATCTTAGTTAAATACTCCAGCTATCTCCTTTGAGGAAGGAAGCCATAATCCTTACAATACCTAAGTCAAGGATTAAATGAGTAGCATCTGATTCTTCCAGGTTAACATACTCTATGCCAACCATGAATCCCATAATAAAATGTAGTTCTAATATCATTGTTGCTCCTTATTAAATTTCACAGTTACCTGCAGTACAGCTCAACATCTGAGCACCTTCGACATTATCGTCATACTCCTTGAAGTTCTCCCAATCTACTGTATCAGGCACTAGCAACTTCAATCGGTTGTAAGTCTCTTCATCACACTCTTCATAAGGTGCTTGCTTGTATGTTCCTCCGTCCATTGGCAGGAATGATACACCAGTCACCTCATCAAAATGCTTGAACGTCCAAGCTCCTACGTCCATCCATTCGTTCTCTAACACAGAGATAGTTACTGAAGGTTTATGCTCACAGTAATGACGCTGGAATAACAACCACAACTTCAAGTGCTGAATCGCTGATAAGTCTTCACGTAGCAATGCACCATCAGCTACTGCTACAGGAAAACTAAATACTGTAGTAGACTCAGGTTTCATTACACAAGGCTCTGCTACAAATCCTGCTTGAATCATGAACTGAGTTAAAGGGTCTTTGTTATCAGCTCGTACACGACGAATATAATACTTACTGTGTTGAGGATGAATACCAGACGCAGTACTACAGAGTTGTGAGACTGTTCCTTCGGGCTTAACTGCAGTAACAGCAACAGATTGATTAATACCAATGGCATCAGCGTAGAAAGCATTAGTTGATACAGCAATGTCACGTAGTTTCTCCAATCTAGAAGGTAAGTCTACATCATCAGGGTTATTCAACAAAGTGTTATCACAGATACCAGTCATCGATACACCAAGCAATGCTTCTTCTTCTGTGTTCTTCTGCCATATCTTACGCAAATAAGGGAAGTCTGTTAACGACGCTTGAAATGTTCCAAGGATTGTAGCAAGACGGATTTTATTTTCAATTGAATCAATATCGTCATCAGAGCGAATGATGCAAGAAGACAGATTACAGAACTGATAAGGACGTAGAATGATTTCTGAACATGGATTTGTTCCAAAGTCATACGTCGAATCACGTCGTCCATTCTTAGCAGCTTGCTTCTGAGAAGCTTCACGATTGAAGATACCACGTTCTCCAGAATGTGACTCATAGATAGAACTCCACTCTCTCATAAACTGTCCAATAGATGGTGTCTCTTCATACGTAGCAGAGTTATTTGCTAACGCACGTTGACCTTGACCATCCCACCAATTACCTGCCTTAGCATGTGCCATCTTATCATCTGATAAGTCTGACAAACTAATCATTGCACTCCGTCTGACTCCACCCACGACAACAACTTCCCCGATTTTGCAGAGAATATCATGACACTCAAGGGAAGTGAGACGGCGACCAGATGCTCCTTTAAACTTGGTAACACAAAACTTATAAAGTTCTTCCAAAGGTCCTGGTCCAGAAGCTCTTCCCCCGAAAGTCTTAAGACGTGCTCCTGCAGGTCGAACTCGTGATACGTCGAACTTTGGAATCTCGCCAGCGTATAGAAGAGCCAAGAGTTGTCGAAGTGATTTAGCCCATCCTTCTTTAGAATCCGACACAACAATAGAAGTCTTACTATCAAACAACTGCTCTGGCACTTCAGGTAATTTCTTAACATACTGCTGCTCCACTGAGAAGCCTACTCCAGTACCACAGAGAAGGATATACATAGCCTCATCAAAGGCTTTAGGATCATCGATTGGTAAGTAAGAACAATTGAATGCAGCCACGTTCTGACGCTCTAACGCAGGACCTGCAGTCATTACTGCTCTCATGCTTGGCACTACAGATAAATCATTTACTGCTTGTTCTAACTCTGCACGTAGTTCGTTTGTTAGTACATAGTTCTGTTTTGTTGCTAGATGCTTTTCCATAAAGTCAAAGTATCGTGTTACTGTTTCATTCCAATGTTCTCTGCGTCCTTTGTCATCTAAGTAACGACTGTACCTGGACTTAGCAATAAAGGTATTGTAAGGTGTCATGCTGTATGCTGTCATTCTTCTTCCGTCCAATCTACTTCCTTAAGAAGTCTATTATAATTATTTTCAATGATATCACCGAAGGTTTCAACTAAATCTTCTGAAGCTATATCGAGTAGCTCCAGAAGTATTACTTCATCTAAACTCTTCAACCGTTCTTTTAACTCTGGCAGTGTAAGAGTATTCACAGTTTATTTCTTCTTAACAATTTTCGTAGATGATTCTTTAGCTGGAGTAGCAGACATACACTTCTCAGCAAACTCAATTGCTTTCTCAGCAGCTTCAATCATTGCTCGTAATTGTTTGATGGATTCTTGTGGTTTGTAATCAGATACCCAAAACTGAGTAGCATCTTTTAAACCTGTCTGAATTGTAAAATCAACCCACCAATCAGCAGCATCTTTGAATGCACCATCTACATTTACAAATGCGTTGTTCTTAGGAAAGAACTTATTAAAATTAATTGTGTCTTTAGCTTTTTTAGTATCAAACATTATATACTCCTTTAATTGTTTATGTGTTAACATATATTATACTTTTATTTAATGTAGTTGTCAATCATCCGTTGCAGATACCACTGTGCTTTCTTCAGATCTTCAACTCCGTTCTTGTGCTTCCATCGCCATAGGTACTTGATAGCGTTGCCAGTACACATAGCTTCCATTCCATCTAAATCTTTCACCACCTGTGCAATAGCATCGATACATTCTATGTCTCCTTGTGTATAGTGTGCAGGAGAGTTAACCATATCTTTATCATCTGCCATTGTTACTTGATTCAATCCTTTGAAATACTTCTCTAAGGTAAAAGGTTCTCCCATTAATTCATATCCATAATGTGCTGGCATTGCTACTGGGTTCATAGATATTTATCCTTTAAGAATTTAAGAGACACAAACATCTCATCAAAGCAACCATCATTTACTTCATGCAACACTACGATACCTCGCCAGTAGTGATTACCTTGAGCACCCATGTAATCTTCATCGTGCTCGTAGCAGCTACCAGCTATGATAGCCGTAAGAGTTTTCCCATCTGCTCTAATAGCGTAAGCAACTTGTCTACCTTGTTGATGACCCACCACACACGACTGGTGTTTCTTGGAGATAATCGCTGAGGCTGATCCAACAGGTCTATTAAGAGCACCCGCAGTAACGTAATGGGCATATAGAACACCATCAATAATGATAGGCTGCTCAAACGGTATAACTTCCCAACCAGCTTCAACATACTTTAGATCCTCTATAGAAATAGTTCCATCCAGCATTGAATCATTCTCTACTGCACGATTGATACGATGTTCATGGTTACCTATTGTCAACACCATACGTGGTTTGTAGACCTTCTCCTTATTCTTACGCTGCCTTGCTTGTAAAGTTCGTAAAGGTTTAAGGAGAATATCCATAGCCTGTTGTGTTGCCATTACATCATGCTTATATCGTCTGCCCTCGAATGACTTCTTTCCTTTGTCGTAACTTGATAAGCTTGGCATGTCCGCAAAGTCGCCAATATTAATAATAACATCAGGACGCTTCTTAACAATGTAGTTTCCAATCGCTCTTAGGAATGAGTAATCATGTCCTGGTTTTACTTGTACATCAGGTATTACTAGATGCGTCGTCATAAGTATTTCCTATTTGATATCCGTACAAAGAAGATAATGCACGATTAAATACTTCTGTTACTTCATAGTGAGTAGACCCATCAGGAATAGATGTGCTTAAAGTAACCACAGTACCGTCAGGTTCATTCTCATATTCAGCAAGTGTAATATGTATTCTCATTTCTTTCCTTTTATTAATAACATAATATCTAACTGGTGTTTTAAATCGTTAACCTTCTGCACCATATCAAAGAAGTGTTCTGCATCTACCAGGGCTAATGGCTTACTGTTGTTTTGCTTTAAGACAACCAGTGGCTCAACTAGTCCGTGTGTTTTCGCTTGTTCATAATCTTTGTATACCGCAATAGCTGCACGATTCTTACACTCAATTGTGTAATTAACCAGCGACCTAGCAGCAGAGGATAACTGTACATCTTCTCCACCTGCTCCCATGCTTGTTGACCTAACATCATCAGTGGTTAGAGTAGGGAATCTTTGGAGTATCTGATCCCTGCACCACTGTTGTAACTTTCTTCCTTTTGCTTTTGCTGACTGAGGTTTCAAGTTTAATTACCTTCCGTTTAACTATCATCTGCTTAGGGATAGTAATACTGTTATTGCACATTCCATCAGTGATAGTACCTGCTAGTTCAATCTGTTGGTCATCTTCGTATACTACAAAACCAACAGTCTTACATTGCAAGTCTTCTCGCTTAGGTTCGTGCCATTCTCCCTGAGCTAGTGCATCCAACCACTCAACCAATACTAGACTGGAGGAAGCCACATTTGGTTTGGTTCTCTTCGTATCCACAATAGCTGAGCGTTCTCCAAGACTCGCTTGTCGTCTCCCTTGTACGTTTCGAGTACAGTAAGATACATTTCCTTTTCGTTTTTGCATTCTTTAAGTAGCCTTTCTGCTTTAACTGTTCCAATGCCTTTGATACCGATGATATTGTCAACTCTATCTCCCATAAGTATCTGTTTATAAAAGTTCTTAATGCCTTCTTCTTCAGTGATATAGTAGAATGTATCCTTAACAAAGTTATAGTGATCTCCTCTGAGCATATCTAAATCTTTGTCGATAGAACAAATACAGTATTCACCTTCTGTCATCTCATAAGCAGCAATACCAATAGCATCATCTGCTTCTTGGTCTTCAATCATTACAAATCCCCAGGCTTTCTGCATGTAGTCTCTGAGTCTATCGTAATGCTTGGGCTTAGTAGATTTTCTATTCCCTTTATAAGGTGCAGTGATAGCTACTTCATTTCTAAAGTTACGCTTACCAGTTAAGTATCCTTGGTATGATTCAAAGTTATTAAAGAGTAGCATGTCTTCAATGAACTCACTACATCTAGCAATCGCTATTGACTCTGGTTCTTCTTCAGAAGCAAAGCCAATGCGATAGACTAGTATGTCCCCATCAATCAGGGCTTTAAACATTAAAGAGCTTCTTCTTCCAAGTCAGCAAGGTTAACACCTTCTGGTTTGTACTCAATCAGTTCCTTGATAATCAACTTCGATACACCAACACCAACTCCAGACTTACCCTGGAAGTTATACTTGTAAGGTTTAATCAAAGCAACTGCCTTAGATCCGTTAGCTACTTTAGCTTTAATAATATTACCGCCTTCATCTACTGCAGTAATAGGGTAGAGTTTGCTCTTAGCAGTAATGAAGAATCCTTGGTCTGGTTTCTTGGCATCGTTGCGTACATTGATACCCATCTCCATCAAAGTCTTAACAGCATCCTTACTTAGATTGCTCAAGTCTACTTGATACTTACCTGAGAGTTTGTTTGGTTCATCCAAAGCAGCCCAGAAAATGTCAGCTTGAATCGGTAAAGGTTTAGTCATATCCATTTATTTCTCCTATTAAAATTACAACATATATTATACCACGTTTTAATGCAACTGTCCACTACTTTCACTATCTAATTTGTCTTCATATTCAAGGACTTGTATTGATCTCTTTAACAATTCAAGAGTCTCTTGATTAGGTAGACATGTATATACAACTAAGTAATCCTTATCATTACCCAGGATTACCATTGGGTCTACACCTTCAGGAATATTCATGGACGCATACCAACTTCCTTGATAGCTTTAAGATATACTTCCATTGATTGTAGTTCATTCATTACTTCTAACAACTGTTGACGAACACAAGCAACTGAATCACCTGTTCGTAATGCTTCTAATACTGCGTCTTTGATTATGCTCATCAATGTGTTTCCTTCCATGAGTTACCTACTTTATATTCACCACTCAACGGACAACGCATCTCTAATACTTTACCTGCATTCTCAATTGACTGTACTCCAATCCTGCCTACCATATCTGCGTATGATTCCTCTACTTCAATCTGCCATTCGTCATGCACGTTAGCTACAAACTTATAATCAATATTAAATTTACTAAGTGATTCATCTAACAGCACAACTGCTTGCTTCATGACAATTGCACCCGCACTCTGGAGTAGTGTGTTAAGTGCTGCGTGGTCAGACCTAACCTGTAGTCTACGTCCATCAAGACCTGGTAGCGTTCCTGAGTTCTTAGCGATACGGCTAACTTTTTCTCTAAGCTCTTTGAGCGACGGAGTATTCCGCAGAAAACGAGACTTAAGTTCTTGTCCCTCTTTCGCTCCAGCACCAACAACCTTCCCGATTTTCGCATCCCCTGCACCATAGAGGAATGCATATATAAACGTCTTCGCTTGGTTTCTGTTCTCAAGTCCAGCAGCTTTTTGGTTTGCTGTGTGTATGTCACCTGAAACGACTTCACTTGTGTACGCATCATCTTGCATATAGTGAGCCAGCATTCTCAACTCCAATCCTGAAGCATCGATACCAACTAACTTATATCCTTTCTCTACAATCCAAAGATCCCTACAGTCTTCACCATAAGGGCTACCACTGTTGGGTACTTGTGCCATGTTAGGTGACATGTGCGTCATACGTCCTGTGACTGCACCATTTGTAATCACCTTACCATGTACTCTACCATCACTACCTAATGCCTTAAGCCACGATTCTATTTGAGCTATCCTCTTCTGAAGCATGAGGTATTCATTGATCGCTTTAGCTTCAGGTATATCTAAACCTTCGAGCGTCCCTTCGTCGACGATGGGCTGACCCGTTTCTGTGAACTTGTCTGGCTTCCAACCTTTTTCGATGAGTCTCTCACCGATTTGCTTGCGACTGCCTGGGTTGAAGGTTTCGACTTTGGCTTTGAGATTCTTACCTGTTTTCTCTGAGACTCTTTCAATTGTTTTTGCTGGGAAAATACCCTGCATCTCAATTTCAATAGCAGCCAGCTTACTAGTAAGTTCAGATAAAAGGATTGTAGCTTTCTTTTCATCCAACTTAAAACCGTTTCGTTCTTGCTTTGCGATGATCGCTTGGACCTTGTGTTCAAGTTCAATACTCCTCTGTTCAAATTTGTTATACTTCAATTCATTAATCAAAACATCATACAACTTCTGAGTTACTAGTGTATCTTGGATACAGTACTGTTCCATCTCTGGTGTTAGTCCACCATCCCAATCACTAAACTCACCCTTTGGAAAACCTAATCGTTTACCCCACGCATCAAGGCTGTGTCCACCTTCGAGACTTGGATTTAACAGGCGACTTGACACGAGCGTATCGTACACTAGGTTCTGGTTCATCGTAACGCTCCAGGTCTTCTCTAGTATTGGTTTGTCGAAGGCTAATCCGTTGTGCATGATAATCAAATCGCAACTGTCCAAATACCTTTGTAATCCGTTTGCTTCCTTCCATGATACTACTGCTCCTGTCTCAATGTCCCTTGTTACTGCTAACCAAATCTTATTGTGTGTACTGTTTGTTTCTATGTCCAGTACAATTTTCATTTATTTCTCCAGTACCTGTCTTTAGGGTTAGCCAGCATAGACTTTAGTAATTCATCCATTGAAGTAAACCACTGTGTAACTCTCATACCTTCGTGAGTAAGGATATCAAAACTCATTCTGTTACTCCTTGTCTTACTCTCCAGGGATACTTATCTTCTAACCAAAAGCATCTCATCTCTCCATTCTTAGTAGATAAAAAACCCCTCCACAAAGAATGCTTAGTACTAAAGTCATTGCATGTAAGTGCTTGAATATCAAGGTAAATTCCTTTAACTATCCATCCAAGCACACACCCAATTACAACTGTTATAATATACTTAAGCAAATAACCCCCATTTAGTTAACGCATGTACAATGTAGCTTATGAACCCCACTAAGTAAAGCAGCACTGCAACAAACTCAACCAAGAATAGTGGTGCATCCCTTTGCAAGATACCTGCTAAAGTCCACAATACTGACCCAATCAGCCCAAAGAATAGATTCAAAGGATACACATTGAAACTTGTCAGTGCTATTCCAATCAGGCAAAATGTAGTTCCGAACCATTTTACTAGTAGCAGACTGTGCTGTTTGGGCATATTGTACATGTGACTATCTTTGTTCCGTTAACGATTGTTGTTGTGGTGCATGCCATACTAATATTATAGCATACAAATAGTGCTACTGCAATTAAAATCTTCTTCATAATGCATCCTCCTCAGGTGGTAATTCATTCATACGTCCAGTGTTACGACTATATAACAGACGACAAGCAAGCCCAGTAAGACCACTGAAACGATTCTTGAGAACTCGAACATAAGTAGTATTCCTTTCGTTATTATCTGCTGCCTGTCCATTACGTTCTAAACCTATCACCATGTCACTCAACTGTGCAATGCTGCCACTACCCCTTAGTTGAGCTAATGACGTTACTGCTCCCTCTTCATGACCTTTAGAATCAGGACGCTTAAGATGTGACACAACAAACAAAGCAATGCCAGTCTCTTGAACCAACATACGAAGCTTAGTCATGATCTCATCCAATGCTTTACGTTCATCGCCAGACTCTTGGGCAGACACAATGATACTAATGTGATCTACGAATACATACTTGCAGCCCAACCCCCTAGCCATGAACCGAACCCGATTGATAATGTTATCAACGCTAGTGCTACCAAAGTGATCAAACAAAAACAACCTATCAGTACCAAGTGTGCTATCAAACGCATGTCGTAACTCCTCATCAGTAACTTCACAATCAGGTAAGTGCAAAGGTTTATTAGCAGACAATGCCATCAAACTCTTAGCAGTTTTCTTAACTGATTCCTCCAAGAACATTAGACCAATATTGTCCTCTGTCTTGCTCAATATTTGCCACACAATCTCTCGCAGGAATTGAGACTTACCTAGTCCAGATCCTGCCGTTACTGTGACAAGTTCTCCAAAGCGAATGCCATAGGTTAAGTCATTCATCCCATGATAAGGATACATTACCTCAGCCTTCTCTTCTTTCTGATTGACTAGCTCCCACAGTGTAGACCCTGAGACAATACCATCAGGCACATACTTCTCTGCATCCCACCATGTATCAACAAACTCCTTGTTCAATCCCTTAGCAAGGTAATCACATGCATCCTTAAGCTCATCCTGTTTAGGTTTAAAGATGTGTGCTTTAGCACCAAACAATTCAGCTACTTGGTTTGCTGCCGTTTTACCTGGCTCATCGTTATCAAAGCAGATAGTGATACG